CCTCATCGCATCAGCCGTGTGCTAACCCGATGGGACAGTGATAAGCCTGCCGATTTTGCAGTGGGTGATGCCTGTGGCGGTTCAGTGGTCTATCCGTGTTACTCGCTGGTTGACCATGCTGACGGCGAACCGATTGAGCGCCACCCTGACTCAGCGCCACGTACAGAACGCCGCCGGGCGTGGAGGTTAGCCTGATGCCTGCGTTAATACCGAGAGCATGCCGCAAGCGTGGCTGCCCCGGCACAACCACAGATCGCTCAGGATATTGTCCCAAACACCTCAACGAAGGCTGGCAGCAGCATCAGCGAGGGCAGAGCAGGCATCAGCGAGGTTATGGCAGCAAGTGGGACAGGCTGCGCCCAATCGTTCTCGACAGAGATAAGCACCTTTGTCAGGAATGCCTGCGAAATGGAAGGTATACACCCGCTGAGACGGTGGACCACATCAAGCCGAAAGCTCACGGCGGTACTGACGATCTCTCTAATCTGGAATCAATTTGCCGCGGCTGCCATAAAGCCAAGACAGCACGCGAACGCCTGAACAGAAATTAAGTAACGAGGTGAAGATGACTGAATCGAAATATGGTTCAGGGCTTCCGCACGCCCATGCTGCCTGCATTGTGGATGGATGCGAATTATCGGTACGATCCCGTAACAGCCACTACTGTGAAAAGCATTACATGCGCGTCCGGCGTCATGGAACGACAGAGAAGCTCAGCACAAGAAAGGATGGCAAGCTGGAGCACACTGGCGGATATCTGCTGGTGTATGCGCCCGATCATCCTTTGGCATGTGGGAGTCCTCGTGTTTACGAGCACCGGAAAGTCTATTACGACAAACATGGGGCTGGACCGTTCCGTTGTCACTGGTGTGCAAAAACCGTTGGCTGGGACACCCTTCACATCGACCACCTCGATGACTGTAAGACCAATAACGAGCCTGACAATCTTGTGCCAAGTTGCCCTGTGTGCAATCAGAAGCGAGGCGTAGACAAGATGAGAAAGACAATGCGAGAGAACTCCGACCGCAGATATACCGCTCACGGCAAGACGATGTGTCTTAACGAATGGGCGGATTACCTGGGTATTTCGAGAAACTCCATTGAGTATCGACTGAAGGCAGGCTGGGACATCAGTATGGTGTTCAGCCCTCGCATTGGTAACAGTGGTCCCCCGAGCCGGAAACTGGCGAAAATCGTGCATGAGTCGGTTAAATGATATCTGCTCTCATTTGCGCGGTCTGGGGAAGGGCGGGTAAAAACCTCAGGGAAATCACCCTAAAGGACCGCCGCCTAACCTCTTTTCACATCGCCGCAGGTTAGAAAACTTTTTTATGGGGTCCCCCACTCGATGATTAATAGGAGTTTTCGATTATGTCTGGACCACCGAAAACCCCGACCCATCTACGTTTGGTGAGGGGTAACCCATCTAAACGCCCGATCAATGAGAATGAACCAAAACCCGCTGCTGGGGTACCCCCAACGCCGAAGCATTTCGACAAGCAGGGGAAATACTGGTTCAGGCGTATGGCTGAAGAGCTCGATGCGCTTGGCGTCATGTCGCAGCTGGACGCGAGAGCGCTTGAGCTTCTGGTTGAGGTTTACACCGAGTACCGGCATCACTGCGATACGCTGGAGAGAGAAGGCTACACCTACGCCGTTTATAGCGACGAAGAGCCAGACGAAGGCAAAGAGCGAGAGATTCGCATGATCAAGGCTCACCCGGCCGCCATTATGAAAGCTGATGCCTGGAAACGTCTGCGCGCCATGCTCGGTGAGTTCGGCATGACGCCAGCCAGCCGCTCTAAAGTCAATGCAAAAGGTCCTGATGCGGTTGATCCGCTGGCCGAGTTTATGAAAGCGAGGGATTAATGGCTAAGGTTGCAGAAGGCATCCGCTATGCCGAGAGGGTGGTGGCGGGGGAAATTATTGCCTGTGAGTATGTGCGCCTTGCCTGTCAGCGTTTTCTTGACGATCTGGCACACGGCGAAGAGCGCGGTATTTTCTTCAGTGAGCCGCGCGCGCAACACATTCTGAATTTCTATAATTTTGTGCCTCACGTCAAAGGCGCGCTGGCAGGCCAGCCTATTGAGCTGATGGACTGGCACGTTTTCATCCTGATTAATATTTTTGGTTTTGTTATCCCGCTGGTTAACGAAGAGACGGGGGAAACCGTTCTGCGTAACGACGGCAGCGGTCGGCCGGTGATGGTCCGGCGTTTCCGTACAGCAGATGTTGAGGTGGCCCGTAAAAATGCCAAATCGACTCTTTGCTCCGGCGTGGGGCTTTATATGGCTGGTGCCGACGGCGAGGGCGGTGCGGAGGTTTATTCCGCTGCAACCACCCGTGACCAGGCACGAATTGTTTTTGAAGACGCGAAGAATATGGTCAAGAAGGCGAAAGCCACGCTTGGGCGGATCTTCGAATTCAACAAGCTCGCTATTTACCAGGAGCAAACGGCCTCCAAATTCGAGCCTTTATCATCAGATGCGAACAACCTCGACGGCCTGAACATCCACTGTGCCATCGTCGACGAGCTGCATGCTCACAAAACCCGTGACGTCTGGGACGTTCTGGAGACGGCAACCGGCGCGCGTCTGCAATCGCTGCTTTTCGGTATCACCACCGCCGGTTTCAACAAAGAAGGCATCTGCTACGAATTGCGTGATTACGCCATCAAGGTGCTGCGTGGGCTGGTAAAAGACGATACGTTTTTTGCCATCATCTACACCTTAGATGAAGGTGACGATCCCTTTGATGAAAAAGTCTGGCAGAAGGCGAATCCGGGGCTGGGTATCTGTAAGCGCTGGGATGACCTGCGCCGCCTGGCTAAAAAGGCGAAAGAGCAGGTTTCAGCCAGAATTAACTTTTTCACCAAGCACATGAATATCTGGGTTACCGCTGAGTCAGCCTGGATGGACATGATGAAATGGGAGAAATGCGAGTTTATCGCCCCGCTGCACGAACTTAAAACCTATCCCTCCTGGGTGGGCGTTGACCTGTCAAACAAAATTGATATCTGTGCGGCCGCGAAAGTCTGGCGGGCGCCAGATGGCCACGTTCATGCGGATTTCAAATTCTGGCTACCGGAAGGACGCCTTGAGAAATGTTCACGCCAGATGGCAGAGCTCTATCGTAAGTGGGCCGGGATGGGCAAGCTGATCCTTACCGACGGGGATGTAATCGACCATGCTCAGATTAAGGAAGAGCTACAGCTGTGGGTTGCTGGCGAGAGCCTGAAAGAAATTGGCTTCGACCCGTGGAGTGCGACGCAGTTCAGCCTTGCGCTGGCAGAAGAAGGATTGCCGCTGGTGGAAGTGCCGCAGACGGTTCGCAATTTCTCTGAGGCGATGAAAGAGGTCGAAGCGCTGGTATACGGTGACCGCTTCCATCACAGCGATCACCCGGTGATGAACTGGATGATGTCCAACGTAACCGTCAAACCGGACCGGAACGAGAACATATTCCCGAATAAGTCCACACCTGAGGCCAAGATTGATGGCCCTGCGGCCTTGTTCACAGCAATGAGCCGCGTTCTGGTTAACGGTGGCAATGACCAGCAGGATCTCTCCGGATTCTTCAATAATCCCATCATGGTAGGTTTCTGATGAAAAAAAACAAACGGCCAGGCAGGGTTAAAAGTGCTCTGCTTAACTGGCTTGGTGTGCCTATCAGCCTGACTACCGGCACGTTCTGGGAGGAATGGTTTGGTACCAGCAGCAGCGGAAAGGTGGTAACGGCCGATAAGGCCATCCAGCTATCGGCTGTATGGGCATGCGTAAGGCTGTTAAGCGAGTCTATTTCAACACTTCCGCTGAAAATATACGTTCGACAGCCTGACGGTTCGCGTAAAGCGGCAACCGATCATCCGGCCTACTCGATACTGTGCCGCCGACCCAATTCAGAAATGACACCATCACGATTTATGTTGATGGTGGTCGCCAGTATTTGCCTGCGCGGGAACGCCTTCATTGAGAAGAAATTCATCGCAAACCGCCTGGTTTCGCTGGTGCCTTTGCTGCCGCAGAACATGGTGGTTAAACGTCTCACGACCGGGGCGCTGGAATACAAATACACTGAAAACGGTAACGAGCGAGTCATTCCCGTCAAAAACATCATGCACATTCGCGGGTTCGGTCTTGACGGCGTTTGCGGCATGATGCCGATGAAAACAGGCCGGGATGTGATCGGTTCTGCAATGGCGGTTGAGGAGTCTGCTGCGAAGATATTTGAACAGGGGCTTCAGAGTTCAGGTTTTCTCTCCGCTGAGAATGCGCTGACTGAAGAACAACGTGAAAGACTTCGCAGCTACATGGCTGCATTTACCGGTTCAAAAAACGCCGGGAAAATCATGGTGCTTGAAGGCGGATTGAAGTACCAGGGCGTCACCATGAATCCCGAAGACGCCCAGATGCTGGAAAGCCGCGCCTTTAGCATTGAGGAGATCTGCCGCTGGTTTCGCGTTCCGCCTTTCATGGTCGGTCACACCACGAAGCAAAGCAGCTGGGCATCCAGTCTGGAGGGCATGAACCTCCAGTTCCTGACACATACCCTGCGCCCCCTGCTGGTGAACATAGAGCAGGAAATAGGGCGGTGCCTGCTGGACAGCGATGATGAGGTGTTCGCGGAATTCTCTGTAGAAGGACTGCTGCGCGCCGACAGCTCGGGCCGTGCTGCGTACTATACCAGCGCGCTTCAGAATGGGTGGATGTCCCGCAATGACGTGCGCCGTCTTGAGAATATGCCACCGATTGAAGGGGGTGACATTTACACCGTTCAGCTCAACCTGACGCAACTGAAAAATCTCGAAAGCAGCAATCCTGCTGTTCAGGCTCTGGCTCTGAGAGAACTGCATAACCACATATTCCCTGACATTTCCTTTGAACAATCTCCGCTGAAACAGGCCGCTTAGGAGCACTTTCCTGATGAGCAAAAAACAACTTCCGGCTGCACCGGCGGGTCGTCCCTGCGCGCGTGTAACCTGTGAAACTTTACCTTCCGCACTGGACCGCTGGGACGGCGGGATAAAAGCTGCGGCCGCCGACGACAACAGCATTTCTGTTTTTGATGTTATCGGGCAGGACTACTGGGGCGAAGGGGTAACAGCTAAACGCATTGCCGGTGCGCTTCGGGCAATGAACGGTTCCGACGTTACGGTGAATATCAACTCTCCTGGCGGCGACATGTTTGAAGGCCTGGCAATTTACAACCTTCTCCGCGAATACGAAGGCCGTGTGACGGTGAAGGTGCTGGGCATTGCCGCCAGTGCAGCCTCGATCATTGCGATGGCAGGGGATGATATTCAGATCGGTCGTGGTGCCTTCCTGATGATCCACAACTGCTGGGTCTACGCGATGGGTAACCGCCATGACTTTGCGGAACTGGCACAGTCTCTTGAGCCGTTCGATACCGCTATGGCAGACATCTACGCGGCGCGTTCCGGCCTTGATATGGCAGCCGTTCAGAAACTGATGGA